AGAATTTCTTACATTGTTTGCGCCATCCATTACAAACTGATTGAACGTAGGAGACTTAGATCCTTGATACTTGTCTACGATAGATACTACGTCAGAGTATTGTTTGTCTAACTCAACTCTTTTCGCTTCTCTATCTTCTTCTACTTTGCCAAGTTTCTCTAATATGTTCTGCGTTATATTACCCCAATCAATTGGGTTTGTGGCTTGATACTGTGAATATTCTGCCATAATTATTTTACAAATGGATTATATGCGCCAAACAAATCATTATCATATGTGCTTTGATATGGACTAACTGACTGCCCAACATTTGGAGTCATTTGAAATTGAGCCAAAGGATTGTATTGCGAATTCTCCCAATATTTTGCTTGAAGTCTTGGAGCAGGAGCAGACAATCCAGCTTCTGGAGCCGTAACTAAGCCACTCTCCGGACCTGTTAAAATACCTGGATTTACTGATTGTTGTTTTTCTGTTGCAATGGTATTTATTGTTTTTGCAGGAGTTTTGTCTTTCTCATACAATGGTCTATTCTTTTCGTATTGAACAGCTAGTGCGCCAATAGTTCCGGCAGCACCAGTAAGACCAGCGTTAATATTTGCCTGACCTTGTGCTCTTGCCATTTGAGCTCCTTGTAATTGAGATGTTAAGAAGTCATTTTGTTGTGCAACCTTACGAGCCTGCATTGCTTGCTCTTGTTGTGCAACAAATGTATCTCTTTCATATTTAGCCTGATCAAGTTGAGCAGCCAATTGTAAGTCTTGTGCAGTACCTTGCTGTCCAACAGCTGGCAAGCCACCTAATACAGCAGCAGCTCCAGCACCTTGCAATGCTTGCACCTGGTTCGCTGTTCTTTGAGCGCCTGATTGTTGCGCTAACTGATAACCAAGTTGTGGCACTTGTACGCCAGCAACTCTGTTTTGTTCAGCCAACATTTTTTGTTGTGCTCCAATATCAGCAGCTGATTTAGCAGCAGCCTTCTCTTGTTGTACTCCTTCGTATGTTTGATATGCGTTAAGAGCTAATCCAGCTCCTGCAACCAATGTAGATGTTAATGCAGCCATGTCTTATTGTTTTATAAATACTAATTCTGTGCATCCTGTAGAACCCTCCAGGAAGCCAAATTCTTTCATGCTTTTTATCAATGATGGGTTCTTCATTGACGAGTAGATATATGTTTTGCCAGATAAGAATGACATTGCTTTCGCAACCTCAATCATATAAGCTAACGCATTCTTCCTCAATACTTTATCTTTTACCTCAAAGTTACTAACGATAAACTCTAACCAGCAAATCTTTGAGTTTGTCATGTACAAAAAGCAGGCACAGATATCTACGCCATCTTTTGAAACCATAACTCCTTCTAAATTAAAAGGTAAGAAATCTCTCGCAGGGGCATCCCATCTCCAATCTTTCCACCATTTCTTTAAAATGTTCTCGTAATCAGATTCTGAAATGACTCTTGTTTCAAACTTCATATTAATGCAAAGATACTAAATTAAGGGTAACTTTTAAATACCTCTGAAGATACTTGGAAAACTTCTACAGAATCAGTGTTTGTGCTATCCAATTGCACGTCCATATAGTAGCCTCTCAATCCAAAAGATTCTGATACTGAATTCTTTACGGACAAAATAAAGTCTCCTACAATCGGTGCAACAAGTGTTCCGGATGCGTCAGCGATAATTCGTATAACCGTCCTGTTTGTTACCGGGTTATATGTCTTTGTAGATGCCATACCACACTTTGCTTTTGCGGCTAGCGATCCATTGATTCTATAAATGATGTCACCGCTAAATCTCCCAGGGCTATTTAGATTGACATTATCTCCAACCTTTCCGGCAAATGTAATGTCTACAAAGCCAGCGCCAGAAGAAACAAGTAAAACTTCAGAGATCCCTTGAGCCGATAAGTACACTGTATTCGACTCATTGTCCTCTCTACGGATATATGCGAACCACATCCCTTCCTTTCTTACAAAGTTGTCATTGTTGATGTTGCCAGATCCAAGGTTAGATAAAACTTGCGCTCCCCAGCTATCGCTTGACTCAAGATGCAATGTCTTAAACATTTTCTGTTCGTCAGGCGCATCGTTGAATATTGTTCTTACAGAAGAGTTGTATTGCGTCCCATAAAAGTTATTATGTACTGAATTAGTATTGTGCTTCCATATCTCGCCATTAACGAACGTGTAGAAGTTGTTGTTCATATTTGCCATCCAATCAGGAAAGTAAGAATGAAATGATGTCCATCCAGTCAAGACGGGAGAGTATGTTAATGTATAGTTCGCCATTACTGCAAATTTAATCTTTTTTTGGCGGAGTTCTCAATCCACTTCCAATATAAGTAAGAACACCTGTTTGGATCTAATCCTTTTATATCCAATCCGATTGGATCTACGTTGACATATTTGCCCTTTACAAACATACCAGTGCTGTCATCTATGGCTCCGGCATTATGATAAAAGCTAACTTTGTCCCACCTTGGTGCGCCACACGTCGCCCATGCGAAGTCAAACTCTGGCACAACCATGGTCTCTATGCCTCGCTTCCATAAGCACCATAGCTCGGCCCACATACTGGCACACCATATCTGCACACCGTAAGGGTCACCGTCTTTCTTCTTATCTTTTAGTTCTCCAAGGCCAAAGTACAGCGCATTGCTAATATCCTCAACCTCTTGCCAGTAATCAGCGTCAACGCCCTTCAGTAGCTTCTGCGCACCGCCGCTGACCATTTCGTTAGCTTCAATGATATGGTGGTCAATGCCGGCTAACTCGCACATCTTTAAGAAGACATCTTCACCTTTGCTTTTGATATACTTTGCACCAATGTAGCTTATCGTGTCGGATAAATAGCAGATATTATCGTATCTATGCGTATCAAAATTCATCGGCCTTGTAAATAAGAAGTCACAATCGTGATAAAAGATGGCACAATTCTTTGGAAATTTGTGACATACTTTCTTTAATATGTGCGGCTGAATGGATGGCGCATAGCCTTTATTCTCTCTCGTGTCCTCTGCGTAAATGAAATTTACTTTTGGATACATTCTCTGGCATCTCAGCCAAGATGCCGGCAAATCATTGTCTATGGCTGCGACAACGTAAATATCCTTCTCATCTATTCCCATAGATGTAAAGTTATTTAAGTAAACCTCAACCTGCCAGGCATAATAGTCCGTGGCAGGTTGGGCTGAGAGATAGATTAAGGGCAATCTAGTGCTGATATCCATTGTGTGCCGTCCCACTGAAAGGTTGCGAATACTCCACCTAAGTCTCTCTTGTACCATCCAGCAGGCGCAAGTACTGTTCCGCCAGCATTGGTGTATAAAGATCCTGTAGAGCCAAAGTTATTGGTGTAGTAGTATCCAGTGAATGCGCTTGACGCACATGATGCTCCAGACGTTAATCCAAACGCTAAGCTTACATTGTAAACAGGAGGCGCTGTTGTTGTGGTAGTCGTTGTACTTGTCGTTGTACTTGTCGTTGTACTCGTGGTTGTACTTGTTGTTGTAGTTGTGGTTGTGGTAGTTGTAGCACAGTTATACTTTGCAAGAACTAATCCTGTAATAGATATCTGCAAGGCATAAGTGTTTGCGCCTTCATTTACATAGTACCACTTATTCAATCCATTAAATACAATTGTACCTATTGAGTTGGTATAGATAAAGTCTCCAAGTGCAGGATATGCGCTAGCTCCGTTATGGTAGAACGTAGTTGAGTTTACACCTAAAGAACAAGAACTATACTGAGTGCTATATCCCGTTGGATCCATAAGGTATCCAGTAAAGGTAGGCGTAGTCGTTGTTGTGGTTGTTGTCGTAGATGTAGTCGTTGTTGTACCAATACACGTTGCGCAGTTTGCGTAAAGAACTCTTGGATTAGGAATTAAATACCCATAAGGCTGAGCAGATACCGTGCCAGTAATTGTCCAGCAGTTGCCATCAGATGACTTCAATACATTACCTACTGAGATAGCTTGAGAATAAGTATCTAACAATACGTCACTGTATGTAGTTCCGCACAATGTTGCGCTATAATAATTGCCTGCTGGCAAAGTAGTTGTGGTCGTTGTGGTTCCGCAATTAAATACGTCAACTACATTTCCAAGGTTGTCAACCTTGATTGCTTGTCCGTTATTTATTAAGTACCAATTATTACCACCTACTAAAGGTGTAGCGCCATTTTGATCTTCATAAACAATGTCATCAACCATTGGGAATACTGTGTATCCATTTGAGTACATAGTGACAAATGTAGGCACAGCAATAGCGCAGCATAATGACGCACTCACTTGATTATGAACCTTGTCCACTTGGATAGGTACATAGTTTACAGGTTGACTGTTTACAGTGATTGTAAATGTGTTTGGTATACTTGTTCCTACACAGTTAGTTGCAGTCACAGTTAAGTTGTATTGCCCGAATCCAGACGCTGTCCCGGAAATCAATCCCGTTGAAGTGTCAAGAGTTAAGCCTGCTGGCATACTATTAGTTTGACAAGGACCTACCAGTGAGTATGTTACGTCTGACCCAGTTACAACTGATATTGTGCCAGTAACATAGCATTTGTAAATAACCTGACCAACGTTAACCACAACATTCTCATACAATAATGTATTTGGGTTCTGTCCAGTAACAACACCACCAACTGTTCCTCCATCAATCGAATAGTTAGACGATGTGGTTGATACGGCAAAGCTTGTCGGGTTATTTGTTGCAGCTATCTTAATGCTTACATCGTTACCTTGGATGTATTCTACATTGCCTTGAATAACAACTGGCACAGCAACCTCAGTACATCCGCAAGCGGTTACCGATAGAACAACACCGAAGTTGTCAATGTTTAGCGCATAGCCAGATATATAATAATACTTACTGTCTCCGGCAAACAATGTTGTTCCACCAGCATCAGAATATATAATGTTCCCCTCAGAAGGTATGCTATTTTGTCCATTATAATATACAGTTGTACTTGTGCTTCCTCCGCACGCAAGCGCTGAAGTTGCATAAGGTGTTGTCCCCATTGCAATTGACCTCAATGTGGTTGCGTAAGTTTGGAATGACCATGTTGTGCTGGCAATAGGAGAGTAAACATACAAGAAATAACTTCCTGTTGTTTGCTTAACTTGCGTCAAGAATCCTACTCCATTGTTTACCAATCCATTATAAGGAGAGCTTAAGTTTATATTGTCAACGCCCAATGCAACTAATGCATTATAGTTTGCTAAACTGTTTAGTCCAACATATCCACTATCATTTATTAGGTTGTTATTTGCGTCGTATAAAACAAATCTAGAAGCGCCAACACCTGCATTGTATTTCAACTGTACGTTACCTACGCTTGAGCCATAGTTAAGTTCAATGATTTCAGGGTTCAATGTGCCAGAAGATGTAGACGATCCAACACTTGGAATATTTACCTTGTTTCTATAATCCCAAATCAAATATAAATTAGTACCATTCGCTGCATAGTTAAAGTTTGCATTGTAAAGCCCTGCACTATAAACTGGTGTAATCTCGGTAGACGCTGCAATCAATGAATCTACGTTTGCAGGGTCATAGGTTGTATTTGTATCTAACGAATATACTTTGTTACCCAAACTTGGATTAAAGATCTTTATATTCGATCCTTGTGCATTTGTAGAGTCAGTGTAAGATGTAAGCGTTACGGTATCTCCTACTGCTGGAATATCACCTTGGCCAACAACACCAACATTTTGAGCGTACAATGACAACCCAGTTGGCTGCATTACTACGTTTGAGTACAAGGCTCCCGAAGATCCTGAGCTTGTCCAGTTTACTCTTTGTTGTGTTTGTGAGCCACCTTGAGATACTTGACCACCATTGGCAACCACAACTGTCTTAATAACAGCAGGCTTGTTAGATTGAGTCAAGATAACATCTTGGAATGTTCCACAAGCATTTACTCTTATTCTTATAGATCTCGCAGCACCAGCGCCAATGTTTGATGTAAGCGTAACTTTAATAAGTTTGTTTCCTGTGCCGGCAACTTGAGAAAGTGTAGCCCATCCAGTTCCAAACCCATTGTCAATCAATGACACTGTCCAGTTCTGAGATGCCGTAATAATAAATGTGTCATATGTGCCGGCAGTTCCCTCGATAAAGAAAACTGTTTTGTTTACAGAGTATGTACACAAGTTTACAGTCTTTGTGTTGCTTGTCAATACATACACGGCATCATAAGGATCGTATACGCCAATCTTTTGTGTGTCGGGACCACTTGAGAACAAATCTCTAAACCAATCTCTCATCCCTTGAGAAGATATCTCAAACAATCCAGACTCATCAAGCTTCATTACTGTGCCTCTTCTGGCATCAGTAAAGAACATATCAGATCCCCACTTTGCAAAACTCTCAGGGTTCAAGCTAATACCATACTCTCCTGTAAATGGTACAGGTGTACCAAGCACCTCAGGGATAGAAGCAATTGCACCTCCGCCAATAGCATCGCTTAGTAAGTTCTTCTCGTAAAGAACTTTAAATACTTTATTCTCTTGGAATACAATTAAATCAGTATCTCTTGAATGCAGCTTTTGAATAGATCCGTATGCTCTGTCTAAGAACTTGAAGTTAGCTTTTGACAAGTTGAACTCATTCAATCTGTTGGTAGATGTCTCAGACTGATATATTTGCGAGTATGTGATGCCAGACTTCGCATTGCTTTGTGCATAGTTAGGAATGTATGAGTTAACCCTTGGAGTGTTGCCTATCGTAGGTTGATTGAAATCATCTCTAACTCTATAGCTCTCAACACCATTACCAAACGAGAATGCATTAAAGTCATTAATCTGCAATGTTGCAATACCATTTAATACTTGCCCAACATCTCCAGAAATATTTGACTTATGAAGCTTTGTAACTCCATCGGAAGCAGTTACAATAGGATATGTCGTTGGTATCTCATAGAATATTTCAGAGTTATTATCCTTTCCAATTGTTTCAAGTACGATAGGGCTTTGACCATTTAAGCTATATGTAATTTTAAGAGTAATTCTATTCTGAGGAATTGTATTTAATCCTCCTCCGCTAAACTTACCTAATTGATTATTAACATCATACCCCTTTACAATTAAATAAGTAATACCGCTTATAGTTCTAAAGAAAACATTAAATGAACCGTGATTTGTTCCATCTTCAGAATATTGCTTAAACTTACTATAAACTTGATCTTCATAAAACCATTCCTCAATATTTACATAATCAGAAGAAGCAATAAATGTTTGTTCTGGCTGATCTGCGGCACCCTCACTTTCAGATATATCTATTTTAATTACTTGACCAGTAGTTATGTTATTTAAAGGAAGTTTTGCAAATCCACCATCTTTTTGAGCAACAGGATCACTCCACCAAGTTGGACCGTTAAAAGTATTATTTCCTTTGTTGCTTCTACAATTTATTCTCCAAGAATCTCCAACTGTGTATCCAGATGTTGATCCAAATATAATAAAACCAATAGATTTGCCTGATGCGTCTTTTAAATAGTTACCTTTTTTTACGGTTGTAATCGTTGATAAACTATCTTTATTTATTGTAACATTTGATTCAATAGGCGCAGATAAATTAGGAAACAAATAATAATTAAATGTATTTGTTCCTGTCATTTTTATAGAATATCTTGCATCTTTTGCCCCTCCATAATAAGTTAATGCAGTAAGCTTACTATTACCTTTTCCATAAAATATTGGATTTTCAATAGCAGCATAAGGATTATACTTATCAAGATTTATAGCTATACTTCCTGATCCAGTGTAAGTATCTCTATTGTTGGCGAGACCAAAATCACTTATGGATGTTTCTGATCTTGATATTTTAATAAATAAACTTCCTTCGGCTTTAACTTTAATGTAAAATCCTTCAGGTTGTTGTAGTGGAGATGTATTCAAAAAATTAACTGCTTTCATGTCTGCTTCAAGAATTTTATATCTTTCAGCAGACCCAGTTGCTCCAGACTCTGTAGACTTAATTGTTAAGTAAGAATCTTTTTGAACCTTGTCAATGTCAGCCTTAGGTATTAAGAACCAAGTATATAATCCATCTTGAAAATAATTAACTGGAAATACGTTATAATACTCTGATTTATTTTGTTTTATAAAGAATCTATACTTTGTTGCAAAGCAAGGAGCATAGTTGTTCACTTTCACTTTTAATAAGTTTTGCGCTGTAGATGCACTTGCTGGCACATGAACTGTGTTCTCATCAGAGGTAAGCACGGTTGTCATTCTGCCATAGTCATCTAAATACACAATACCTAACTCATAGTCTCTGTCGCTTTTAAATGTTTTTCTTGGAACACCCTTAGTTACTACCGGTATAGAATTCAATTCAGCTTTAAGACTAACATTGATAGGCACTTGATTGCAGTCAGCAATATCATAAAACTGAGTGTAGTTACCATAAGACAATCTGTTGCCAATATACTCTTGTGCTTTTGCCTTCAATGGTACGTTGTCAAACAACCTTGTCAATTGATCTTCTGGCAAAACAGCGTAAGCCTTGTTATTTTGAAATTTAAACTTATTCGATAAAGCTGTCGCCTTGGTTATGTTCTCAATAATATTTGCCGTCAATGAATAAGTGTCCTTAAATATTAACTGAACCTCTTTTACATTGCTGTCTCCAAAGTCAAAAGTAATCTCAACGGTATTGTTTGCATTGACCATAGACTTGTTACTACCTGTCCCATAGTCATATGAGAACACCTTAGGGAAAAATGCAACGTCAGAGAATGGCGATAATGCGCTATACTCATTGTCAAGGTATTTATATCTATAAGCAAATCGTATAAATCTCTCACTGATATTATTCACGTCAGAACCATCATTGCTCATTACAATTGTAGGCGCATTCAATGGAGGAGCCAAGATCACAGATATGTCTTTGTCTGTAAATCCATCTAACGGATATGTTCTTGTTACATTTATTTTTCTTGGTGGGTTTAATCCATCTGTCCAATACAATAAATTATCAACTAAGTTAACACCAGTAATTAAAAAGTTAGTACTAAACTTCAAGTACTCAACGGGTGCCCTGCCAGCGCTTTCTATTAATAATATATATGTCTCTCCTGTTCCGTTTGCGTTCTCATGGTATTTCACAACCATATTAAACACGCCCTTCACAAAGTAGTATATATTATTGTTTGCCTGATCAACATACGAACCAATGGTTGTGTATGTGCCTGGCAATGTTATACCCATGGCTAACGCAGCAGCCCTCAATCCAGACACTTGGGTGTTCCCCATTACGTTCTGTACGGAACCAACATTTGTCGAGTCAGATGTACCTACACGAATGTTTCTGGCATCTCTATATTGACCATTAGGGATAAGCCTCTCATCGAGGTCTTTGTTCATTATGCCAGCGGCAAAGTTTCTTTTTAATTCCATAGTTATTTAATCCACTTATCTCTACCACGAAGAACCATTAATAATCTTCCTGGCTTAAGGTTACTCAATCTGATTTTAGCATTTCTTAGCATCGCTGACTTCTCTTCTCTTGCACGTCTTACAATGTACTCCTGAACGCCAATTCTGTTGTTTAGAATGCACCATTTAATGTAAGAGTAAACAAACTCTTCAGCAAACTTGTGAACCTTTAATTGTGATGGGTCTGCGCTTTCAAGACCATCAGAGATATATTCAAGCACAATCAATCTGCCTGATACAGCTGATGAGAAGTTAATCACACCAGATGCTTTGTCAATTACAAACTTAGGGTTGACATTCGCTTCACTTGTCTCCATACCAAAGCGTCCGCCAATTCCATATCTAAAGTACCAGTAGCCATCATAGAACCAGCCTTCTCTTCCGTAGTACCATCCATCAATATAAGCAATCTCCATTGCTGTATTCTTGATGCGTGAGATATCTAATTCAGATTGACCGGTGATAATATTGCCATCTTGGTCATAGATGAAATCATCATTGTTATCTTGCAAATATGCGTTAGCATAGTTAACCGTTGTATTCTCAGTCAACTTGAACAATACGCCATTTGCTTCTAATGAAATTCTAATATAGTCAACATAGTCAGGAGGTAAGATGAACTTCAAGTCATCTTTAACCTTCATCTCAAGAACTTTCTTATTTCTTAATGCGTCATAGTTTAGCTCCTGCAATGCTCTCTTTGCATGGAACAATACATTATAACGTGTTGCATTGTCAATCAATTTGTCAGGCCCAACATACATAAGCATGAAGTTGTTGACAATATCAGCCAATGTTGTATTCTGCCCTTCACCCCAAAGGTTTGAGTCGTTGTAATATTCTTGGTTTGTTGACATTATTGTTGTTGTTGATTATTTTGTTCCTCCGCAGTTGCTACTGCAACAATCTCATTCTCTCTAATAGTAACACCAGCAAACTTCAATATCTTGATAATCAAGTCGTTCTGAAATATATCAGGCACCTCAAAGTCTTTGTAATCTGGAGCTGCTTGGTCAAACAATGGTGCTTGCGTTGCCGGATCGGTGTAGTATGTCCACTTAGGATCTAACGGGTATCTATTGTAAACAATTGACACGTTAGTCTGAATCGTTGATGGATAGACAGTTATAGTTGTGCCAGCTTGTGAGTATGCCGGATAGTATGTTGTTGGAGCCGTGTGATTAGAAAACAAAAAGTAAGGCAATTTGTTTTTCTCAATTCTCTCAACATCCTTGAAGCTATACAATACATTTGTTACGCTATACAAGTCTGTAGGCAGATTGTATATGCCACCAGAATATGTTAATGCGGCGCTGGTAGAAAACTTATCAATGCTTTCAGACAAAAGCTTAGCAATGTCTGAGCTGCCACTATACGATACCCCTGTATTCCTCTTAACAAGCCACTTGTTGTATTGATAGAACATATCTTCAAATACCTCCAATTGTGCTTGCCTGGCAAATGCATTGAACTCATCAGGAGTAAGATATCCATTGTTATCCTTGTTAAGGAAGAACATTACGGTATTTCTTACGTTATTTATCATTGTATCGCAAAGATAATAAAAAAATAGCAGGGACTTGCCCTGCTACTTTAATGAATGAAAGAAAGAAAAAATTAAGCGATTGCTACAGTAGTAACGCTGATACCGCTTGGTAAAGTAGGTGTAATGAACTGCAAAGGCGCAGAGTTTGGTTTGTTGATAGCGATGATTGCATCAATAATTGCATTTACAGTTGAAGTAGTTGCATTACTTGTGTGAGTAATAGTAACGATGTCTGTAGATGCACTAGCAGCAGTGTACGCAATAGTAACGGCAGTATCAGAAGCTTTAGCTACTAAACCGATGTTGTCTAGGCCGATCAAAACCGTTCCGGTAGTCGATGCCTCAATTTTTAAAAATTTGCTCATAGTTGTATGCAAATATAATAATTATTCTTGACTAATTCTATTAAGCATCTCTTCTGTCTCGATGCCTTCTTGCGTTTTGAAATACGCAGCGATTGCATTAATTGGATCTTCACCCAAAGGAACGCTCATCATTTTGCGTTTATTATCTTTCAAATTAAAGAATACATCTCTTTGTGAGTTTCTAAGGCTCAAATAAGACATCTCAATATACTTTGCTGCTTTGTTGCGTAATTGCAAGTCAGAGTCGTCAATCATCTCTAAGAAGTCTTCTGGATTGTTTCTGGCATACACCATGATATCTCTTCTGATTTCTTGCGATGTCATCTTCTCTACACGAGATCCGATCATCACACGCAATACTGCCATTGCTGTGTCAATGCTAATTTCTCTTGCTGCAATTTGTGCGTCAAGTTCAAAGTTCAAATACTCAAGTTTCTCA